AAGAGTTTATCACCCAATGACCCAATACCATATCCAGCCAAGCCACCCAAGCCGGCTGCCCCCATCTGCCCCGCTACACCATAGAGAGCGGGATTACCACCGTTAATCATTGTAGCCGCGCCAAACACCCCTTTAGATAAAAAGCCTCCAATATAAGGTAAGTTTTGTAGTTGCGCGCCAAGATTACCCAAACCGCTTGCAAGTGAGCTTAAAGGGTTTTTAAATAGGTTCATCAGGTTAAATCCACCAGCGCCCCCACCGGTGCCGCCTCCAAGTAGGGAGCTAAGATTAATGCCGCCAGCATTAGCCCCTGTTAATCCTGCTGCTAATGCCGTGCTAAGTGTGCGCGCTAATCCGGTACCAAGATCGTTGAAGATCGCTTTCAAAAAGCCCTTAAAGGATTTAAATTTACCCGTAAGCACATTAAAAAATAGATCGCTAAAATAGTTTGTCATTCGGATGGCGGCACGTTTAGCCTCTTTCGCCATGTCGCTTAAGTGTTTTTTGGTTGTTTTAGCGGCTTTTTTAGCGTGTTTGGTTAATTTTTCATGCCCCTCATCGAGTTTCTTATAGGCACCATCCATGGCACCCACTACTTGCTTTTTAGTTTCATTTGCATTTTGAGTAACTAACTTTAAATTCTTTTGTAGATGTGCTTTAAGTCTATCTGCCCATTGACCGTTAGCGTCATTCAATAACTCATCAATAGATTTTCGAGTATCATCGATACTTTCTTTTAGTCCATTTTTCGACCAGTCATTATTAATCAGTTTTTCATATTTATATTGCACGGTATCCATAAGCGGTACAAACTTACCTATGGATACTTTCATAGCTTCAAATGGGTTACTAATTTCCAAAAAGTCAAATAGCTTTTTAGTACCTTGCGCCATTTTATCCATGAAACTATTAAACTTTTCGAGGATAGAAGTAAACATATTATGAAATAGCTTAGCGATTGCATTAACCATACCCGCCATAACATTATGGGTGCCGACCCTAAGCTTTTTAAAGCCGTCATAGATTTTATTGATACCCTCTGTAATATAGTAAATCAAACCATAAAAAGCTACTTTTGTTGCATTAAACGCGGCTTTGATCCCCTCCCATGCTTGAACGAGATAACCAATACCTTTGATCGTTACATTCACAAAGCTAATAAAACCCTTTTCTACATCGTCCTTATGCTTCAATACCTCATCGGTATAACTCTTAATATAATCGAGATAGGTAGCGTAAATCGCTTTGATATAGTCAAATATTTTAGTACCGCGTAAAAGTTTATTATAAAACATTTGCCAAGTGACTTCAATATTTGACTTAATACCATCTAAAGTGGTCATCATACGCTTCATAGCACCTGCATACTTACTATTCCAAATAGCGTCAAGCGTGCTTTCTATGATCTTTTGGTTATTTTCGACTACAATGTGCTTTACTTTACCGCTTGCGTCTGCCCATTGAAACGCGACCTCTTTACCAAGGTTAAACGCTTTAATACCAAACTCTTTCAAGCGTTCAAATTCACCCATAACCGCATCGGCTAAGGCTTCAACCGCATCATTTAAAGGCTTACCAAGTGCGGCGGCTGTGTCTCCAAGCGTTTTGATGTGTTCTTTTGCATTAAGTCCGTATGCTTGAAGTTTAACAAATCCCTCCGCTACTTGATCGAGTAGGTAGGGGGTTTCATATGTGAATTTTTCAATATAGCTAAATGTTTCTGCGACTTCTTTTCTAAGTCCTGTAGTAGCGTCCGTGATTGTTTGCATAGAATTTGCAATAGGGGTTACAGTATCAAGGGTTGCGATGATTTTTTCAAATTGTGACGCGGTATCGATTGCACGGGTAATTTGATCATTGATAAATTCAAACGCCTTAGCCACCACATAGATGCCAGCCGCTGTTTTGGCAATACTAACTAATTGTTTGGGAACAGCCGCTAATGAGTTGCTTGCTTTGTCCGCGTGTGTTTCGATACGATCAAGTTTATCATTAAGGACTTCTATTTTACCTGTTTCAGCATCGACCCTAATTTTAACTTTTACTTCATTTTTCATTTGCTTACCTCACTTGCCCAAGCTATGCCCATTTTATGAACGATAGGTGTCCAATATGAAACGCTTAAACCTTTCCATCTTAGAAAATCTTTGATCGCTTCATATTTTTTACCAATCATACCTGTTAAACCTATATCATTAGGTATATCTATAAAAAGAGAGGTAACAATTAACTCTATGGGATCGGTGATAAATACAATCTCACATTCGGGCACACTTTTAAGCTCATCGATCTCTTCGGGGCTTAAGTGTAGTTCGCCCGTGCCGCGCGCGTTTTGTGCCGCCCATTCAATTAGCCTTTCGACCCTCTCTTTTTTAACTTTCCCAACTCTTCGCTAAGTTGAGAGTTAAAATCGTAAATGTTGCCGTTAGTTTCAAGCTCTTTAAGCATCGCTTTTTTGAGCTTAGGATCACCGATGATTAGTTCATTTAGCAAGGTTTTAACTCGTTCCATGACCTCACTTACACTTAGGTTATCATCTCCAAGTTCTGCCATTGCTTCAATCTGTTTAGTGTTTGGTTCGAGATATTCAAATTCTGCAATACTTCCATCTGCAAACTCAAACTCAAATTTGATACTGTCGCGTGATGCCTTAAATCTTTTCATTTTCTTACTCCGTTTTAGTTATTTGTTTTACCGTTTTAATTATGCAAGGGTAGCAGTAAAACGGTAAACCTACTACCCCGCTCATTATGCGTAAATGAGCTTGTAGTTAGGTTCTGTATCGCTTCTTTCAAGGCGATAAGTCCTACTTACACCTACGATACCGCTATCGTCTTTTTCACCCACTTCTTTGAGCTTAGTATTAGATGCGATAAAGGTAAATGTGTTACCGTCTGCGTTGGTTAGTTGCACTTGCACTTCTTTCAAAGCTCCCATTTTAATATCTGCCCAATGGCTTTCATTACCGCGCTCTTTGATCTGTTCGATCGTAAACGTCGGTGCATAATCCATTGTGGCATATTCTTTGTTACCAATCGCGTAAATCTGTTGAATATCCATCCCAAAATCAAGCGATCCGCTCTTAAGTGGAATAGTGTTACCTGCGATCGTTACCGCTGAAACAGATTTGACGATAAACAATCCGTTAGTGTCAAGTGTTACCGCCGGATTAGCTTCAAGTGTTGGCTCAAGGTCTGTAAACCCTTTTAGCTCAAATGTCGCTTTGGCAATTTCACCGACGGTAAAGTCGATCTTCAAGTTACCTACTACACCCTCGATTGTACGCTTAGTACCGTCAAGATAAGAGATGAGGGTACCAGTATTAGGAAACACGTCCGCGGGTTGATAGGTTACGTTATCGTTAGCCGTGTCAATAATCTCTTCAAGTCCGCAAATTTTAAGCATTTCACCTATTTTAGGTGCAGTAGCACCGCCGCCATTACCTCTAAGGTTAGCTGTTGCGCTAATATCCACGGTTGTCAAGTCGTCATTAATTACCGATTTTTGTGACCCAAGTACACCTAAGCCCACGTCCTTATAATCGATACTGGCGGGTGTAGGGTTTACAAAAGCGTAATCACCCAGTGTTACCACGTCACCCGCTGTAGGGGTTCCGCCGTATTTAGCTAATAGTAGCTGTTTGTTTGATAGTTGTCGTGCCATTTAAGCCCCCTTATAGGTCGTCTGTAGCTTCTGTAGCTTCTGTAGCTTCTGTAGCTTCTGTAGTTTCTGTAGCTTCTTTATGTCGATTTGATCTATTTCCACGGGGTTTTTTGAGTGGTTTTACTTCGATACCTGCTTTTTTATATGCTTCTTTAATGTCTTTATCATCGGTATAAACTACGTCAGCATCTTTGACAATGCCAGCGAAAAAAGCAGGGTTGCGATATGCACCATCAAGCCCATTGATTACTTTGAATGAATAAATAATTTTCATTTTAGCCTCCTATGGATCAAGGCTTACGCCTTAACCTCGATCATTGTACCTGCTGTTGCTTTTACATCAGATACTACGCGCTCCCAGTTACCAGCTGCTCCAAGTGTTGCTTTGTCAGGGTTCATTCCGGCTGCTGTTTTGTAGGCATAACCTTTAACCCCGATCGTCATAGCACCCTCTAATTGGATTTCAACGACGATATTTTCGCCACCTGTGATTACGTTGGTTACAATTTCACGCTCTTCACTTTCACGTACTACTACACCGCCTTTAGTCAGTCCAAGGATCGCGTTAGTATCACCGCCACCGAGTCCTACAAGCCCCTCACTGTCAGTTACAAAGGCTTTACGGTTAAGTGTTGCCGGATTTGCATCGTAAACGATACCGCTAATGACTGTATCCGAGTTTACATCCAAGCCATTACTCATAAGGTTGTAATACTCGTTAGATGCCATTGTCCAAGCGTTGATCGCGTTAGCATTGTCGCCAAATACTCTAAGCCCCTCAAGGAGTGCTTTAAAGTTAGCTGTACCACCATTGGTACCTGTTACCATTTGATTACCCAATGCACCAGCCGCACCGATCAAACCATTGTTAAGCATACCTACTGTTACAGCATCCCCGATTAGTTGACCAAGCTTAACTTGCAGTGCGTCGGGGTCTTTACCATAACGCTTAATGTCTGTCAGCTTATATGTAAGCAGCTTTGTGAAGTAGAGTTTGACTTCTCTATGAGTAGCTGTGTTCAATTCACCCGCTGTTTGATCACCGTTTGATGTTGGATCACGTCTCTCAAGCCCTCCAATGTCAGTAAAGAATACATCTTCAAGAAAATCACCTTGATGATAATCTGTTACAGGTACGATTGTACCACCGGATTTACTTGCAAAATCTGCCGCGTTTTGCATAATTCTTTCAGTTGTGAGTGTATGTAGTACCTCATCATCAATTCTAATAGCCATTTTTTAACTCCTATTTGTGTTATGTTTGTGTTATAAAGGCAATGCTAAGTAAGCATCGCTACCATTTGCCGCTATATACTGGGTCTTTTGCTCCGGTGTCATAGTAGAGCGTTTAAACCCTACACCACCCTTTATATTAGGTGGTGTTTGTGTCCCACCGTTACCAACGGCACCAAACAAAGAGGGTTTAGCTTCCTTGAATTTTTCAAGCCCCTCATCGAGACTGTATGCCGTATCACCTACTTTGATTTTAACGCCATCTTCTCCAAGTTCAGCATTAAGTGTAATAAGTGTTTTAACTGCCTCCAAGTCCACGGGATTAAGCCCCTGTAGCTTTTCTGTTACAGCCGTTTCGATCTTTAGCTTTTTGTTTTCGCTTTCGATCTTTTCGAGATTAGCTCTCAACTCTTCCTGCTCTTTTTTAGTAGCTTCGAGTTGTTTAA